GTCATTCGATATCGCATCCATGATTCCGCGCTGAAAAGGCAGGGATTCCCACCGCCCCTCGATCGCCGATGATTCCGACGAGAGATAGAAATTTTCGTCCGCCCAATCGGACAAGGATTTCGGCGCCGGTATCCGAACAACGGAAAGGCCGCGCGTTATCGCGCGCTGGATCGCCTCACGTTGGGACCTCGTCGTTAAGTCGAATACTGGCGATTTCATCCGAAAGCTTTGCGACTTCCTGTTTCACAACTCCGAGTTCCGATGCGCGCAAGTGCGGAATGCGCCGCTTCATTTGTGCCGAGAGCGACTCGAGGCGAGATCGAATCAAGGTTCCCACGTCCGCTAAAGCCCGCTCGAGTTCCGCCACCGGCGCCAGTTCGCGCCGCGTTATCCGGTTTTCCATTGCCAGCTTGTCGGCCGTCTCTGCCGCCTGGCGCGCGCGCTCGACCTGGATCGAATCCACCACCCGTTGCCGTTCGCGATCCTGCGGATCCTCCGTCGAATCGTCGGATTTTCCGGTGCCACGCCGGCCGAGGTGTTGCAGGTACTCGATATATCGGCGCCGGCAATCGTCGAGGTCGTACCCGCCGCGCCCGCCGTGATCGAAAACCCCTTTGTCCTTGAGCACTCGAAAATTGCGGTCCGTCATGAACAGATGGCGAGCCGCGTCAATCTGTTTGGCCATCGTCCACAAACCTGTGCACGTCGCGGACGATGCGCTCGAGCAGCAATCCGGCGAAGTAGTCATCGTGATCCGATTCGCATTTCACGTTTCGGACGTTGGGTTGCTCGAACCCGTATATCCCGGCACGGCCGAACGGATGCAACACCGCCAGCGCACCGAGTCGAATCACCCAATCGCTCGGTGAGTAGTAGCACCACACCCGGCCGGGGTTGCGGAATAGCCACCGCTTAGACATCGCCGGAGCGATCAGGAAAGCGGCCGAGTATTCGCGGAGGTGCATCGCTCGAGCAGCGCGCAAGCATCCGAAAGAGTGCGCGACCAAGACGTCGCCCTCGTCGGAATTTTTCGCAATCGTGCGCGCATCCTCGCCAGCACCCCACCGAGCCGAGAGCGTGTGCCGCTTCGGGAGGTAAACGTCGGTGACCTGGTGACCTCGAGCGCGGAGTCGTTCGCCGACCAGATCCACGTTGCCGGCGCCGTGCGTATTGATGCCGTTTACGAGGACGATGGACATGCGTAAGTTCCTGAATTGAAACGGAAATAGACCGGTTTCCGGTTTCGTCGAAAACAGTGAAAGACCGCGCTGCGCGTTACCCGCAGTCAAAGCCCTGTAGAGGACCCGCTACCGATCGCGCATCCGTTTGATTGCATGTTGCAGCTCGCGGTTAAAGTGCTTCGGCCATGCCTGCCTGCCCTTCGCATAGCCCAATCGAAAGAACGGGAAAGCCGCGTCGATGTGCACGGTAGGCTCGAGCACGTACATGAGCGAAAGCTTGCCTGGTGCCTTTGAGCGGCCCTTCTTGGCGCGCACCCAGATACCCGGCCCTCGGCCTACCATGTCAGCAATGAATCCCCCCCTGCCTGCCTGTAGCAACGCTGCCGGCCGTTGCGCTTTAGATGGTCCGCGTTGTGTCATCTTGACCTCGCGCGTCGGGACTGCGATGTGCCTGCCGTGCGGAATCTTAGGACCGCCCTTGATCTGTAGCGCAACGAAACCCCGCCTGGTTTTGGGATTCTCTCCCACCTCGGCAATGAGCGCCCTAGTAGCGGCTCGCCTGGTCACTCTGAAATAAACGCCAGGGAATCGGGAGTTTCTGCGCTTAGGGAATGACTTCGGCCATAGCGTTTGAACTACAAACGTCCGCACCTCGAATGCGGTGTCATTGAGTGCGTTGCGAGCAGCTTTCGGGACAATGGATCTTTCCATCCTCGAGAGCGATCGTTTCGCGCCTTTGATATCGGCACTCACCCGCATCACCATTTAGTATTCTCGCGTGCCCTCGAGCCAGAATGAATCCACCGCTACCCGGCCCGCCGTGGTGGTGCAGGTACAAACGACCTCCGCCTTTTCGCCTCGAGTGATCCCGCTCACGTCGCAATACACAACGGTGTCGATATCGTACTCGACGCCCTGGTATGTGAGAGGCGTCGCATTGCGCGCCACACCCGACACCGTGACGCCAGGCGAGACAACGGCCGGAGTTCCGGTCAGCGTGTCGCCAGTATCGAGAAACCGATCGAATAGAAAATAGAATCGATCAGTCTCACCAGGTCGGAGATGTAGCGGCCGAGCTGCGGATCCGAAGCGGTCGGCGGTCATTTGACCCGCTGCGGGACAACTACGTTTTGAGCCGTGACGGTGACCGGTTTGGTGGATTTCTCACCGGTGGCGACAACGCCGTCGACGTCGCGCGCCCACCCTTGCGCGCATGCGAGCGCGCCGAAATTCGGACCAACGGTGACCACGTCCCCGGCCTCGAGGATCAGGTTGCGACCGTCATCGTCGGTTGCTCGGATCGGGTCGATTGCTTCAATTCTCATGATTTCCCCTTATGCCGGATCGCGAATTTCGTCGCAATCAAAGGCGTTTACAGTGATCGGGTTCGATATCGTGATCCCTTGCGTCGCCGATAGGTCGGCTTTCAATACCAGCACGGTGCCGTTGATCAGGCAAAGCACCGCCGCCGTGCCGCTGGCCGAGGCCGATGGTATCGATTGCTGCGCGAGTGTGCTTTTTCGCCCGGACGTGTCGCCGTTGGCGATCGTGAAGTCGGTCGCGTCGATGGCCACGTTGCCGAGTGAGTTCGTGATTGCGGCCGCTCGATCGGCCGGGTCGCCGCTGCACACGTGCAACGTGGTCACGTTGTCCTCGAGGTATTGCAGGGCAGCATCCGCCACCGCGTCGACTATGTAGTTTGTCATCGTGAAACCCTCATCGCCCGGAGGCGTTTAACTATCGAAATTGCCCTCGAGCGTTTGGCGATGATGATCGCGCGCCCTTGTGGAATGTAGCCGGTCGGGATACCCACTCCGGCGCCGGCGATCACCTGGAGCTGTACCAGTTCCGAGGCGGTGAGCTGGTGATCCTGAGTGATCACCACCGCGTCGAGTGCCTGGATCTGTACCAGTTGCTCGGCGGTTAGCACCCCCTCGACGACGATCACCGCAGCATCGATCGCCTGGAGTTGCACCAGGTCGAGAGCCGCCACCACCGCCGATTGTGTTACTGAGCCCGCATCGATCGCCTGGAGCTGCACCAGCTCGGAGGCGGTGAGCTGGTGATCCTGAGTGATCACCGCCACGTCGAGCGCCTGGAGCTGCACCAGCTCCTCGGCCGTGAGCACCCCGGTGACCGATACGCCGGCCGGGTCGATCACTTGGAGCTGCGCAAGTTCCGAGGCGGTGAGCTGGTGATCCTGAGAAATCGATCCGGAATCGGTGACCTGGAGCTGTGCCAGTTCCGAGGCGGTGAGCTGGTGATCCTGCGAAATACTCGGAGCATCGATCGCCGAGACTTGCACCAGGTCGACGGCAGAAAGGACAACGGCCGCCGCCGGTGAGAGGCGCCGGCGTCTAACCTGATAAAGCGGCCAATGGTCCCGCCGGAATACCCCTACATTTCGAGCCATCGGTTAGCCGACAACTTCAAACGTCCAGCTCCACTCGAGCAGCACCGACGTTAAGGCATCCTCCATATTGAGCACGATGCGCCCGGATGGCGGGACAACGATGCGCGTCTCCGGTGTCCAGATTTTATCGAAGCCGAGCAGCGTCGAGAATTTCCAGCGCCCGAGGTTTGTCACCGTGCCGGCTGCGTCGGTTGTTGCCGCTTCTCGATACGTGCCACCGAAAGCCGAAAATCCGACCTCATGCGGTGTTGGTGTGAGGCCGGTGGTGTTGCCGCCCGACCCTGCGGCCGAGTGCCTGGATAGTTTCAACGTTGAGGAGTCATCCGTCTCCGTTTGAGTGCCGACGTGAAGCTCGTGCAGAAGAATGATCGCGCTAGAGGGAGCGATCAATTCTATGATATCGCCCTCGGTGAACGCCGAAATATCCGACGCCTGCGTAAATACCATGCCCATGTTTAAACCCTCCTATGGTGCCGGTGTCGGATCGGGGAACTGAGCCGCGAAAAAATTAACCGCGTTGTTTACTGCGGTTTGAATCGCAGCATCCGAGGCCGAGAGAATATTGCCGATCGGTGCGCCGGCATTCTGGATAATCACCGCGCGATATACGCGCTCGAAATCCTGGTCGAAAGCCGGGATTTCTCGCGATACATGCCGCAATAGCGTTTGCGAGAATCGTTTGCGCGCTTGTTCCGGTGCGGTTGGGTTGCCTGGCGATGCTGGCGTTTCTTGGCGAATGGCCTCAAGCGCGATCAACGTCGATACCATGATTTTACCCCGCAAACCCTGGTCACCATCTGGTGCGAGCAGCGTCGCGATCTCTGAATAAGTAGCCATCGATTACCTCGCAAGAAGCGCCTGCATTGGCGCGGTGTAGTTCATTCGTCGACGCGGTCGACCACCGCCACCGCCGCCGGCAACCGTTTTCAAAACGAGGGAAAGGCAGGCGCCGTCCCTGGTCGTCGGAGTCCCTGATATCTCACCGTCGATCGTCGTGCCCGATGCATTGGGTCGATAAAATATCGTGTTAGAAAATTCGCTCCATCCGGCCTCGACCATCGAATACGTGACGCTCTCCGTGTTCCGCGCAACAAAAGAAAACGCGATGCTTTCTGCCGATACCGAAGTGCCGCCAGAGGTGAATGTAAAGTCGTTAGAGCCCGATCCGATGTCAACCAATCCTTGGTCGATGAAATCAACGTCCAGCTCGCCGCCACCGTCGATCTGCGCCTCGACGATATATATATAACCGGTCGTATCATTGAGTTCGGTGGAAAAGCCGACCGTGTGCGCTCCCGCTGGCACGTCGAGCCAATATGCGGCCGAAGCCTCCCTACCGCTTTGCGGATTAACGGATTGTAAAAACCCGTCTGGTGCGCCCAGGTCGCCGGATGTTATTTCGTGGGCCCTGACCGACGAGGCGTTTTGACGCATGTAAGCAAGAACTGCCGAGCCCGCCGCAACAGACGAGTCGAAGGTTAAATCCGCCGTCCCGATTTCCGGTATCGTTAGAGACCCGGCAACTTTTGATTGCGTAACGCTTGGCGTGGTCATCGTGCCGAGGCCGGGTTCCAGTGAATATGAATATGATCGGATTCGAGCAGCACCACGTAGTCGGCGCCGAGATCCTCGCGGAGTCGATCGGCGAAGGCCTGCGGGTCCGGGACATACCAGATCCGAACGTCGATCGCGTCGCCGCGATAGTGAGCGGACCGCTCGACCTGGTGCTTGCCGTCATTGGCCGAGGTGATCACCACCTCCCGGCCGGCGATATTCCTGTGCACCTGGTCGGCGATGTGTGCCGCGTACCATGCCTCCGCCGATAGGGTGCGGAGGTCAACGCCCGCTTTAGTTCGCATCGACCTTTCTCTCGACCTGTTTTAGTTTTTCCTCGATCCGGATAAGCACCCTCGAATTAGCGTCGGAGGTGGTGGCCGCCTTTTCGACCGCCTTCTCGAGCGAATCGGCGAGGTAGGTAGTGCGCGCCGCCGCCGAGGAGATCGCCTGCACTTGCTCCGCGTTGGATTGAATGAGATCCCGCAGCTCCGCGACCTCTTTTTCGTATCCGGCAGCCGCCCATCCGATCCAAAGCACCGCCGCGCCGGAGGCGAGAGACAGGAAAGTCGAAACTTTGACGTGCTGACTTTCGATCGTGTTTACGATTTGATCGGCGGTTGGCATTGGATCTCCGGACCTGGCGCACGGGGTCGCCCGAAATTGGGGAAGGATTGGGGAATCGAGCGAACCCGCGCGGACACTGGCGCCAGGTTGGACGGAATCTAACGGAATCGACCTAGTCGTGTCGAGGCGCGAATTGTCTCGTGAGTAGTCCGGACTGGACCCCGAAAAGCCCCTGATTAAACAGAATTTCGACTTTGTGTTTGCTGCACCGGTACGCTTTCGCCTGGTCGGCGATCGAGTATCCGAGGCCCCAAAGCATCAGCACTTCATAGGTTTTCGGGTCGATGTTCTGAATATGGCGCATGATTCGGTGCACCTCGTCGCCCGACCTCGACCCGAGGTAGGTCAATGGCGGCTTCGATCCTGGCGATCCCCTGGTCGCCACGCTGCGCGCCGTTTCGGAAAGCACCCATACCGTCCGCTCGCCGGTTTCATCCTTGATCGTTAACGGTCGCCTAATCGGTGCGCTTTTGTTCACCACCCCGCCGTTTTGCATTTCCAAAACCCGGTGCAAAGGATGCGTTGAATTGTTCGCCTGGAGTGATTCCAGCTCGATTGCCCATAACTGAACCGCCCGCATGGCCGAAGCCCGGAGGCTCGTCACAGACCCAATTTTTTTAGGTAGCGCCATTTCCTTGCACCCAATAGTTAAGCCGATCGGGGAGCACGTATTCCGGTTCCGGTGCCGGTGTTGCGCGTTGGATGGTGGTGGCCTGAGCGATCCGATCCCGGCGGACTCGGATTTTTCGCTCGACCTGGTCGAGTTCCGTCCGGAGGTTTTCTCGCATGATCTCGAGTCGTTGGAGCTGCCATTCGTCGCGCGTCACGATTTCACCCCGAGCAGTATTTCGGCGTCGTGCAGCACGAATCCCGATTTGATCATTTTCGGAGTGCCTCTCAGGATGCGCCACCCGAGCATCGTCGCCGCGTTGTACTTGGCACAGTCGCCGGCGTATCCCTCGGCGGTCTGGTGCCTGCCTTTGCCCTCGTAAACAATCCCCTCGACCTCGACCGCGACCAGCTTCGCCGGCCAGGCGAAATCGAAACGCCAGCGCCGAGAGGCGTCGAAACGGTATTCCCGCACCATACCTCCCGCCGCCTTTGAGAGCCCGGTCACCGTGCATTGGCGAAGAAATTCGGCCTCGCCTTTGCTATCGGTGGACTTCGCAGCCGCCGCGAGTTGCTCGCGGACGGACTGCAAAGCTTTCTCGGCCTTGCTCACGCCGGCTCACCCATGCCCGGAAAGAGCAGTTGCCCGGCGTTGGCTTGGATCATGCTCGCCTGTTGCACCTCGATCGACGCCGTGCCGTGCCGCTCGGCCACCTCGGCGAACCATCCGAATTGCCAGTCGTGCGGCCGGATCTGGACTTTCGGCCGACCGCAGTCGTCGCGCTGGAGTCGACCGGCGTCGTCGAATACCAATTCAACGTGAGTGAGTTCGTGATCGAGTACCGCGTACCGGGTCGGCTTGCCGAGCCGCTTCCATCGATCCCCGTCTACGAGAAGTTCGACGTCGCCGAGGCCATGCGCCCGAAACGGTGTCGGCATCGCTCGGACCTTCGCGAGCGCAGGCGCGCCGTGGTGCATCAGAGTCGGGAGGAGGATCTCGTCGGCGTCGAGGTTTTTCTCGTCGTGCACCATGAGCACTGAGAACGTGAGGCCGAGAGGTTTGGATTCCGTTGCGAGTTCCCCGAGCCGGCGGTGATATTGCTGGCAAACCTCGACGAGTTCGGCCATGAATTGCCCGTCCGCCTTACAGAAGTATTTGCTCATGGCGACACCACCGTGCAAGTAACGCCGGCCGGGCAATCGATCCCGATCTCGATCGTGACGGTGATGATGATCGGCGTGCCTGGTGCCACGTCATCGACCACCGCCACCGTGCGCCGGATTTCATTTGAGTATGCCGACTCATTCCCGGCGCCATCGATCGCGGTCATCGCGATATAGATTTCATTGTCACCAGGTTGGAGCCAGTCGGCCGCAAACTGTACGGTGGCGGTGGTGGCGTTTGGATCATCGATCGCCACGTTGCCGGAGTAGGTTCGCGGACCAGGTCCGAAATAAACCAGGTAGCCGGCGAGATCGGTCAACGGTGAGCCGTCGACGTTTTGCGTCGGTGCCTGCCAGTTGATTGTACTCTCGGCCGCGCGAGCCATCGGCGAATAAGCCGCGAGCCAGGCGACCAAAACCATCAGCACCACGCATCCGAAAAAGTATCCGAGCTGCCCTCGGCGATCGTTTCGGAATTCGCGCCGTTGCATCCACTCGAAAGCGTCGTTGTGGTTGTTGAATTCGGCCAAGACTGGCCGCTCCGGTTGCGGTGCATCGGTGACAGTTAGCCGCCCGTGGTGGCCGCGAATCACTTTCCACTTACGGTTGTTCACCACGTAGAACCCCGCCGGTCGGATCGCTCGATTCAGGTCATTTGCTTTGATCATGTTTTCAGCTCCCGCTTCAATTTTTGGAAATCGATCGGAGGTGATACTACAGGCCCGCCAGCGTCTCGCCGTGACCCAGGCGCGAGATCGGTGGTGATCCACCTCTCGGTTTCTGGATCCCACCGCAACCACTTGGATCCGCCGCGAATGGATCGACCCGCCAACTTATAAACCACCTGCCTGCCCGACTTTCCGCCATAGCCGATCGGAAAAATGAGTTTCCGATTTCGGAGCTGGCGAAGTGTCCTGGTCACCGTGGCGCGATCCATAAAACAATCGGCCGCGATCCCCGCGACGGTCGGCCAGGCGTTGTTACATTCGCCGGTGACCTGGTGCGGGAGTGCGGGATCGTTCGCGCGGTTCGCGAGGTGCAGTAAAACGAGGAGTTGTGATTTTGTAAGGCGGTCGAGTGACCAGACCCATTGCGAGGCAAACACTGACAAACAAAAACCCTCCGATCGTGAGACGAATTCCGGCGATCTGAGCCGCGACCGGCCGACGGAGCAGCATGTCCCACGTCGGCCGGCTTTGGTCCGTCTCACCGGAGAGGCTTCGGCGCGAACGCCGGAGGCCAGATCGGAAAATAACCCCGGAGATCGGAGGCGGTCAAGCGGCCCTCTCGAATCTAGGGACACCGCCGCCGGCGCCGCGCGCTGTGCCCGTAGGGCGCGCGGCCGGTTGGTTGATGGTTGGTTGTAGGGTTGTGTGGCGCATGGTGCGCCCCTCGAGAGGCGCATGGTGCGCCACTTACAGGCGCATGGTGCGCCCGTTCCACGTGAAACGTGGTCAGTCGGTCGGCGGTTGGGATTGGGTAAATACGTGACGCGCGGCCGATTCGGCCGGCCTGGAGGCCATGCGGGCGAGGTGATCGGCCCGAGTGAAAGCGGCTGCGATCCGGGTCCCTCGAGGCGTTTCGCGCTCGAGCACCGGGTCGGAATACGCCCGGTCGGCGAGGTGATCGCGCATTTCCGGAGTGTCGAGGAGTTCATGGGTAAGCACGTCGGCGCCCGTATCCTCGAACGCGGACCGCATGAGTGTCGCCAGGAGCGCCCGCGCCACCGCCGGCGACCTCGAGGCCGGGTTGATGGCGAAAACCTCCGTGGTGAGCGTGCAAATAGCCAGGGGCCAGTTTTTCGGATCATTGGCGCCCCGGACCACGTAAACGATGAGCGCGAGCGGCTCGCCGGTCGGTCCAAAGGCTATCAGCGCCTCCCGATACCGGCTGTCAGCCGTGGCCGGATGGTCGCCGGGCTCGATCTCCATATCCCGCACGTACTTGTGCACCGCCTGGCGCGCCCGCTCGCGAGTGAATCGCTTGCCATCGGCCGTCCACGCCTGGCAAAGCTCGAAAACCGCGTCCTCGTCGCCGTAGCGCACGTCCCGAAACGTGAGCCCGACCGGTCCTTCAAGCTCGATCATTTCGACACCCCTCCCGAGTATCCCGGCAATGCGGACACCAACGTGAAATAAGCCGCTCGGCCGGTGGCGTCGTGCGTCACGGTCACAAGAACGGACGCGGAATTGTTGCCGGTGACCGATACGGATGTTGCATCCCCGCTGGACGTGCTTGCCGCCGCTGCTATATCGCCTTCATTCGCCCCGGAGGCGGTGAGCGTTGCATCCACCAGCCTAGTCGCGATCTGAGTCGATCCGCGCCAGAAAGTGACGGTGATCGATTGCGTCGTGTCGGCCGGTGACCAGCCGCCGGCCTCGTATGTTGTCCACGCGAACCCGTACGGGACGACAGAATTTGAAACGATCGCATCGTCGCCCACCACCACGCCGGCCGAGGTGAGTACGTTGGTTCCGAGAATCGGCACTAGGCTCGAATCGACCCGCTCGAGTTTGATCCGCGCGAACAGTGTCACCCCCGCAACGCCGTTGTAATTGCAGGCGATCCACGGACACATAAACTGCACGTCCTGGTGCAGTTCATGCGGATCGGCGATCGTGCCGGCGTTGTAAACCGCCACCGAGCCCGTGCCGGCGGTGAAATACCCCTCGACGTAATGCCACGCCGTATCGCCAGGATCGAAAGCGTTTGCAGCGAACGCGTGCGGATTGCCGGCCGTGTCGGCGCCGGAGGTCGATTCATTCTCACCGCCGCCGGATCTCACGTCGCCGGAGTATCCGTTGATGCCGAGATAGCTATAACCGGAGCCGGCCTGGCGGGATATCCACCCGGACAATCGATAAATTTCGCTGGCAACTACGGGGATCGACGAACGCCGGTCGTACCCGCGCCACATTTGATCGTTGCCGGAATTATCGCCGCACACGAGCGCATAGGCGCTACCAGGTCCGCCGGTGGTGAACGACAGAGAATCTCCGGCGGTGATAATTTCCGTCCACTGGGACAGGAATCGAGTCACGTCGCCGTGCGAGAAATCATCCTCGAAAAACCACTCCCACGGTGGCGGAGGTCCGGCCTCCGGGTCGGCGAAGGTGATCACGTTGGCCGCGCTGCGGACCGCATAGTTTGCGATCACCGGGTCGGCGTAGGCGGCTGCCGCATCCTCGCGCAGCTCGACCTCCACGCCGACCGAATCCCCCGATTCGACCAACTTCCAGTTTCGAAGCTTGAACACCTTCGGCGACCAGGCCAGCTCGTCGATCTCGAGGTTGATCCGCTCGCCCACCGCCACCCGACCGGCCCGGTGATTGAGCGTTGTCGACACAACTTTTTCCTGGTTCGCAATGTGGAGCTGCTGCCAGCAAATGCGCTGCGCCTGGTAGAAATCGTCAACAAACGGAAGGTTGATCTCCGTCTCGAGGATGCGGCCGTTGTCTCGATTTCGGAGCGCGGTGGTGTAAACCGGTGGCGACTCGGTCGGCTTGTAATAGTCCTGGCTATCGATGAAAACCGCTTTGATCGTGTTGAATCGTTCCGATCGCTCGAGGTTCGCTTTGATGCCGAGCGGCTCGATCACGTCGTCGGCGGTGAAGTAGTCGCCCGTCTCCGGTGCGATGTACTGGCCAGCACGGATAAACCATTGCCCGGCCGAGACGGTGACCTCGCCATTCATGCTCGAGAGTAGATTCCGGAGGTTGTCCCGGTGCGTCTCGGTGCCGAATAGCGTCCCGTTGCATGTGTAACGCGCCTGCGTTGACGGACCGGGAATGTCGACCAGCTCCTCGCAATACTCGGCCGCGTCGAGGACGGATTGCCAGTCGATGCGAGTCGGGTCGAGGCCCATGCCGAAACGAGTGTCGATGAGGTAGTCGGCGGTGCACAGTGCCGGGTTTTCGGACCATGCCCAGGTCGAGGGATCGGTGTAGCGGTGAGAGCCGGAGCCGGCCGGGGACAGGGAGGTTTGAGTCGAGTCGAGGCGGGGATCGTAGACGAGAGCACCGTTTACCAGTGCGCGGATGTTGGTCGGCTCGGAGCCGCTCCAAATTTCCTCGGCGCGGACGAGGAGTGTCATTTTCGCGACCAAGTACGCCACGCCGCGAAGGCGGTGCGCGGACGTCCATGCGGTGAAAGCCGCGTCGAGGTTGGTGTCGACGGTCTGCGCGGCGGTGCCTAGATGTTTGAACAGGGACAGGATGTGATAGCCGTCGACCGGTGCGAATTTCCCGGAGGTGACCTGGCCACCGCCAGCCGCACCGCCGTTGATCACCGAATTGGCAACCACGTCCTTGTCGAGCCAAACGTCGGTGATCGAGGCGACCTGGTGCCCGGCGAGCGGGATCACCACCCAAAGGTCGCGATTCGCCACGCCTGCCACGTCGTTAAACACGATCGGACCGGAAACGAGCGCCTGGCCGTATATCTTTTGCTGCGGCTCGACCGTGCCCCTGGCGGTGATCGCCCTCGAGGCGATGCCAGGATCGAAGGCGAACGCCCGCTTTGCCAAAATGGCCGTCGCCGCCGTGAAGGCGACCAGGCGCGCAATGACATAAACGGCCGCTTTGGAAGTGAAAAACGTCCCGATGGCCCCCGCCGCCCATCCGATCGCCGGACCCGCGCCAGCCATTACAGGCGCCAGCCGTGACGGCAGAGACGGAGCGGGATTTCGACGATGTGGCCGTCGATATCGATCCCGGCGACGTGCCGAGTGCCGAGGTACACCCCGAGCAGCTCCACGCCACCCGCCGCGATCAGGATCGGGTCGCCCGGATCAAGGTAGGCTTTAGGCACCGGCTCGCCGAATATGGCCGTCAAAGCCCCTGTAAGCCCCTCAGAGCGGCGCAGGATCTCGGTGGCCTCGTGGTCCGTGTGGTACTCGAACGCCGCCATATAGTCCTTGCCAGTGAGCGCACGCACCACAAACGCCGTGAACTGGCAGCAATCCGCCCGGCCGTACTCGAATTCCGTATGTGGCCAGCCGTCGATTATCTGGAGTATCTGCGCGGTTGTTCTCATCGATCCGGCCTCGAGCCGCTGCGGCCGCTGGATCCGCCCACCGCCGGACCGCCGGAGTTGCCGATCGACCCGCCGCCGAGTTTGGTTTGTTGCTTTCCGCGCCATACAGGCCGGTGATCCACCACCTGAGAAACGAATTCAAGCCCCAGATCGCCGGAGTAGTCGACCTGCTGCTGCACGTTGGTGTACTTGAGGCCGGGAGTGCGATCGAGGCGCGCGAGTTCATTTTCACACGTGACCACCACCACCTCGCCGTCGGGACTGCCGACGGTGGCCTCGACGTCGATGATCTCGCCGGAGAACCACGCCACCGGATCCGCGACCAGGTCGCCATCGTCGCCAACGGCCGTGACGTACAGACTCATCGGTCGATTGTGGTATTGCTCGGACAGTGCCATCGACGAGAAAGCCGCGTCGAGCCGGGACAGGCCAAGTTTCAGCGCGAACGGTGAAAGCTCCTCGCCCTCCTCGAGCCCCTCGATACTCGCCAGGGATCCGGCGCCGTACCAGGTTTGCGACAGTGCGGTGATCTGCCCGAGGCCGGTCCAGATGCGCTCGGTGCCTCCGTCGAATTCAAATTCGGCGAAGAATCGGAGCCGCGTGTGCCCTTGCTGAATCGCGGTAAGGATCGCCGCGTCGATCGGTCGTGTCATGCGAGCACGTCATCCTCGAAGGTTGCGCCGACTCGCGAGAGTAGCTCACCGGAGGCGAGCACGTCGTCGAGTTCAATTTCGGCGAAGTCGACCAGGAAATACACCCCGTTGATCGTCGAGGCGAAATCGAGCGCGGTATTGTCGGCTGGTGCCGTCCGGATGGGAGGCCATAACGGGAGAGTCACGAGGCCCCCGCCGGTCGAATCGACGTCGGCGGTTACCATCCGGACAGCATTGTCGAATGTGAAAAGGTCGCCCGCTCGAGCCCAATTTGTGACCGAAAACGATGCGCCGTCGACGTTGAGCGAATAGCCGGCCTGACTCGCGCCGGCGACCAATGGCGTGCCGGACCAGGCGCCGCGGTTCGATTGCCCGAACATCGGAAGCCGGAGGCGGTGCTCCTGGCCGTTGAGGCGCGTCAGTAGCGCCTCGAGCGCGTCGCGTTGTGCACCGGTCACCACCCACTCGGCCCGGAGCTGCCAGCGCGCGCCGGCGCGCTCGGCAGTCTGGATTGCGCCCGTGAGAGGCGAACGCATCGACGCCGTGTTTGTGATCCGAGCCCTCGCGAATTTCGCCGGATTCGGGAGGCCGTAGTCCGACCAGGTGTAGGTTGTCACCGGAAACGCCCTCGCCGCTGTTTATCGAGGATCGAGGCGGTTGTTTGAAGCTCGGCGCGCTTGATCGCGGCCTCGATCTCGGCGGCCGCATTCGGACCCGCGCCTCGAGCGTCGATGTTGTACACCGCACCACCACCGCCGCCACCACTGGCGCCGCGGTTCGCATACACCATTGCCCGTTGCCCGATCGCGAGCGTTTCCGGACCGTTCTCGCCGACCCGATAAACACCGGGCACCACCTGGCCGCCGGCCTGTTTGCCGCCGATCGCGCTCGCGAGCCCACCACCACCGCCGCCGAATAGACCGCCGAGGAGATTCACGAGTTGCGATTTAAGCGCCTGAGCTGCCAGATCGGCCAGAATCCCCTTGAATGCGGCTTTCATGCCCTCGCCGCCACTCTCGACCCCGGCGACCAGGGCGCCCGCGATCGAGTCGGTGACCTGGCCGAGCGCCTCGTTTTCTTCGCCGCCTTTCTGGCCAGCCGCCGTTTTGAACAGGTTCGCATACAGTTTGTCGAGCCCCTTGCCACCTACGGACTCCGAGCCATCCGGAGCAGCCGCACCGCCCGCCACCGACGCCGCGAGTTCGTCGACGGATTGCTTGGCGGTTTTGGCATTCTTGCCGACCTCCTTGATCCCGATCGCCAGGTCGAAAGAATTGCCCGCCGCCTGCAATGCGCTGGCGCCGAAGCCGGTCACCCGATCGGAGAAACTGAGCAGCGCCTCCGAGGCATCTTTCACCCCACCGGCGCCGGGGACATAGAAAAATTCCATTGCCGCAGCCAGCTTGCCGAGCGCGCCTCCGGCGACCTGCACCACCTGCGCGAACGCATACGCCACCGCGCCAGCCAGTGACGCGAACGCCGCGTTTGCCAGGTTCACCGAGCGCGGAATAAATTCGCCGAGAAACTGAGCCACCGCCGAAATCGCCGGCGCGAAGTTGATCGCCAGCTCCTCGACCACGCCGCGCACACTGGTCGAGATTCGATTCATGGCATCGTTGGCAGCCGCCGCGCCGTCGGTCGCATCCTTCGACAGTGATACCCCGAGCCGCTGCGCTTCCTCGCGGAGTGCGCGCACCGCCTCCCCGCCGCCCTCCATCGTTTGAAGTAGCGCCACGCCCTCGGAGTCGAACAGTTTCATCGCGAGCCGCACCTGGTCGGATTCGCTCCCGACCTTCGAGAGCGCCTGCGCGATCACGTCGAATTGATCCTCGAGGGAAAGCCCGACCAGCTTTTTCGCGTTGATGCCTAACTCGAGGAGCGCGTTTTTCGCTTCGCCGGTGCCCTGCGCCGCCTCGGCAACGCGCCGTTGCATCCGCTGTAGCCCCATCGTGAAGGTTTCAAACGTCACGCCCGTTTGCTCGGCCGCGAAACGCATTTCCGAAAGGAATTCGGTCGACGCGCCTAGTCGAGAATTCAGCTTTCCGATTTTGTCGGCGAAGTCGAGCGACCCTTTTGCGCCTCGAGCGAACAGACCCGCGCCGAGAATCGCCGTTAGACCGCGAAGGCTCGAGCCCACCCGCGCCACACTCGAGCCCATGCGCCCGAGCGAACTATTTACCTCGCGGAAAGCGCGGCCGGTCCGGTTGTCGCCTTCAAAGGTTAGTTTCGTTTTTGGCATGTCTCTCGGTTTCCTCGAGCACTCGCAAAAGGATCTGATAATCCGGGAACGGTAACGCTCGGATCTCGGCCGGTGTTTTCGACAATCGAAGCGCGAGTACTCCGACCTGGCGATCGTCCGGCGTTAAGTCTTTTTTAGACTGTCTCCGACCGCCTCGAATATCGGCGTCATCTCCTCGACGATTCGCATTGCGACCGAAAAATCCCACTGGAGGATTTTCTCTCGGTGCGCGGTGGTGAATGCTTTCGAGCCGTCGGCCTTTCGAGCCAGCTTGAGTAGCAGATCCGGGAGGCCGGACCATTTGACCTCGTTGGTGGCGGTGTCGAAGTTCTGCAATAGAACGATACCTTCGTCGAAGGTGAGCGTGCGATAGAAATACAATTCGGTGTATTCCTCGAGGCCCGGTGTTTCGACTTTGAGCAGCTCTCCGCGCTCTTTTGCCATAACTTACGCCTGCACCGTGCGGTCCGGGAGTGCATCAGAAACGAAATTGAATTCCGCTTCCATTCCCGCATCCACCGCACCGGAGAATCGCTCCGACGTGATCCTCGCCACCGCGAGAGTAAATTCCGGCAAACCGGTACCAGTGCCTCGAGGCCGAAGCTCGAGCGCCACTTCCGCACCCTGCACCATGTCACCCTGGCCGGAATCGGCATCGTCGTACCAGACCGACACCCGACCGCCGACGTCCGGCTTGCCCGGCAGCCGCTGGCGCGCGGTGTCACCCATTGCCGGTACGTCGATCTCGTCGCCGGCAATGTTCAATTCCCAGTCACGAATATGAGCGATCGCCACCGCGTCGACAGTGACGACGCCATCGTTGCCCGTATATCTTGGCATTTCTCGTTTCTCCTACGCGCTCGGCGCGCCCTGGTTGTGGTAATAGATCACGTCAAACGCGATCCGCATTCCGCCGAGCGCCTGGTCGGTTTGCTCGGTGTCGAATTCAAATTCCGTCGATCGATAAGTCGCGATGGCAGCGCCGTCAAAGGCGTTGGTGGTGATCACCGTCTCGAGTTCCTCGGCCATCGTGTCGAGCAGCTCCGCGAGCAGCTCGCCAGTCGTGGCGCGCGCCTGGCCAATGAAGGTGACCCGAAACGATCGCTCGATCTCGCCGCCCATGCCATGTAACACCGCCTCGTCGCCCTCCTCGGTGGAAACTATCCAGCAAGGGAGCTGCGTTTGATCCACCGGGAAAATGCGCGCGTTGTACGCTCGCGCGCCGGTGGTGGTGAGGCCGGTCGCCAGTGCGACCGCCTGGTCGCGGAGATCCTGCCGAATGTGCATTAGATGGCCTCTATAAGCCGCACGGCCGTCATTGCGTCGAGGCCATCCGGTTGAAATTCTTTCGCGATGTAAACCGTCTCGGCAATCTCGACCTGGTCGTCGACCACAAGCTCGAGCGTTTCGATATCTGAGGCGCGCATGGTGAGCACCGGCGAATTGCCGGAGACGCGGATCGATCCGAATTCGGTCAGTTGCGGCTCATTTCGGAAAATGCCGCGCACCGTGAATCCCTTCGAGAGCACCTCGACGCCGAAAGCGTCGAGATACCCGTCGAGGTCTGAGTCAAGCTCGAGCGCCATGTCAGCCCTTCGCGACTTTCTTTTCCGGGACCTGGATCACGCCGGCCGCTGCCAGCTCCTCGACCACCTCGGCCGCTTCGACTGGATTCAGATAGCCCTTTCTCGTGGCCTCCCACCACCGCACCGGAGGTACACCGTCGACCTCGAACGTCTCCGGCACCGATACCTTGTCACCTGGCCGTTTAGATTCGCCTTTGAATCCGACGCCTCGAGTGATCGTGATCTCGACCCATGCCTGTTTTTTCTCTGCCATTGAATTTATCTCCCGTTATTGAAAAAAACGGAGGCGCCGAAGCGCCCCCGAAAAGCCCCTGCTAGGGGTTAGGTCAGAACGTTTTTGCAGAACGATTCGGCATGACGGACACCGATGTCGATGTCCTGGAATGCACGAATGATCAGCGCACCGGCGTTGGCCGCGCCATACGGATCCGGCATCAGATCGAGCACGCCCCACATTCCGATCAGCAGCTCGGACCAGTTGCCGAAAAGGATCTGCCCTGCGGTCTGCGCGTTGGACTCGAACACCGGATAACCGTTGAGCGCATTCGGCGACCCGCCGAACATCGACCCCGCCACCGGTTCCATGATGAAGCGACCAGATCCCGAGGATTTCTCGGTCGTCATCAGGAAACCACTCACCGCGCTTGTGGTGATATAGGCGAGGTTCCCTCGGAGCGCGTTGTCGGTTGCCACCGCCGTCCGGAATCCGATCGTCTCGGCGAAGGTCGGTTGACCGGCCGGGTTCACGATCTGAGTGTTGATTCCGGACACGTTGACCACGCCGGTAGGCTGGTTTGCCGCGCCGGACCCCTGAAGCGCGCCGAGATCAATGATCTCCGCAGCACCTTCGGCGAGATCCTGCATGATCAGATCATCGATCGCCGGCAGCGACTGCTTGAGCATCCGCCGGCTGGCCTGCGTGCCACCACCGACCGTTTTCGGCGTGAGCTGCACGACGCCGGTGCCCAGATCGCTCAAGGTCACCGTGCCGGATTCCGCGAGCCAGGCGAACGTTGCGCCGGAGGTTTTCTTCGGGATATCGAGATTCTGCCGAAGCCCTGGCAGCAAGCGCGCACCGGCCGCGATCACCACC